ACGGTGGGGCAGTACCATCAGCGTGTACCATTTTGTTGGAAAGTAGTCCGTAATTGGTACCGGGCTTGACTGTTAATCAAGTGCGAAAGCCGTTGTAGGTTCGACCCCTACCTTTCCAGCCATTTTAGCATGTAATTCGGTGTGACAATTGCAGCAGACGAGAAGGCATTTATCAAGTTCTTGTTTAAGTCGATTCCACGACCGAGTCACACCACGACCACTGATGGTAAATTCTTTTTGGTCTGGTGTTATAAGAAGCGTTATCCAAACGGAGCAAGCCTGGTGGTTGCGGGAGTCTGAAGAACTTCAGAACAACGTTCGATTCGTTGCGTTTGGGCCAAATAGGAGAAATGATGATTCAGAAATTTGTTGATACGTTCATGAATGCGGAACAGGATGTCCGTGCCGAACTCGTGCAGGCCCCACCAGGGGGCTATCTGGATTTGGTGTCGCGACTGGTGACGTTGGTGCACGACGACAATGAGTATAGCTCACCAGACCCCGCACGTATTCACGTCATTGACGACGGAGATTACCAGGGTACGTTGCTGTTCATCATCAGTGGGAGTGGATACCAACCAAGTCGCTTTTGGAGCATCAAGGTGTCGTACGGTTCGTGTTCAGGATGCGACACCTTTGAATCGATCCGCGAATACGGTTCTGGGCCCCTGTCGGAACAGCAAGTGCAAGACTATTGGACGCTCATGCTCCATATGGTGCAGCGGATGGCCGAGGTGGAATAATGGAGCATGTGGTGGCAGGGGTGTAAGTCCGACCAGGGACCGAGAAGCTGCGGCTACTGGATGTTGTCCGCGAGCCTGATACTGCCACCACATTTCCCTTGACCTATACGGGTTCTTGGGATAGACTAGAAACATTGATTCATGCCATCAGATTGGCATAGGAGTGTATATGAGAATTACGACCAGCAGCGGAGACTACAAAATTCAGTTCGTGCATTCGTCGCACGGATTTGAGACGATCAAGCCGGTAACCCCAGGTGGATTGCGGCAATTCATCGACAACCTGGCGTGCAGCTTGCGCCGGCGCGTGTCGTTCTGCGATATCTCGCGTGTGGAGCCTGCGGATGGCGTCAATGTGGAATCGCCGGTATATGTGTCCATCGCGCAGGGCTTTGCCATCTGCTACCACAAGGACCAGTTCGACAAGAAAACGGGACGGGCATTCTCGCTCGACCGTGCGCTGTTGAACACGGAACTGACGGAGGCGGAGCAGGACGAAGTATGGGCTATGGTATGGGGTGCGTATGCGCCCACGCGCCCAAGCCTCTTCGGGCACTAATCGTATACGGAAGCGTAGACCAACGGTGGGTCATCTGTCTTGAAAACAGTCACCCCTCAGACGGGATGTGGGTTCAAATCCTACCGCTTCCGCCATTTTGTTCCATCTCGGTATGAACGAGCGCCGCTCGCAGGTCAATAGGCGGCGCCTGATGCGAGTAATAATGCTGATGATGACGATCAGCTACTTTGCGACCTGTGGGTCGAGTCGGGAAGTCGGTGCAACGGGATCGAATCCGCCAATCCGACGAACAGTGTAGACGGTGATGATGAAATTCTTTCGGAAGTTTCGTGAGTTGTCGCGTGACCACTTTGCGACCATTCGCCTGAATGCGGGCGATAGTTTGCAAATCACGTATCATGATGTCGCGAACAACGAGACAATTTTGAGCAAAACGACCATTAACGCGGAACAGGCGATGGTCATTGATGAAAGCGTGCTCTTTGAAGCCATCGTTGAAGGACGACGCGCACTCGGTGGGTATGTACTCGAAGAATCACGGTAGGATGTAGCGGAATTGGTATCGCCCTGGTCCCGAAAACCAGCGTCCGAAAGGGCATGTAGGTTCGAATCCTGCTCTTACCGCCAACTTGTCGTAGTCTGGCTACGACATTCACAAAGGAAATAAACCGATGACCGCAACAGTCGCAGAAGGGAGCCATGTTATAGTTCACTAGGAGGTGACTACACATGGCAAAGAAAGTTCTCGCGCAGAAGTTCGACAAGACCAACAAGTCTCAGATTCGTGGAAAGGTCGGACACACTCGCACCGGTGCCTGCACAAGCAAGGGCAAGTGCAATCACGGGTTCAAGCCTCGGAGCAAGTAATAGGATGGGCAGCGCCGAACGGCCCCAACGGACTAAATCCCGATTCGGCTCCAATTTTCATGGGGCACCTACTCGGCTGTAAAGCAGAGTTCAGAAGTTGCGGACGCGCAAGGGTGCTTCACCAATTATCGGCGTGTGGCGAAACTGGTAGCACGCGCAGGGTCGAGAGCCCTGTGACCCTAAACAAGTCGTAGAGGTTCGACGCCTCTCACGCCGACCACTACATTATGGAGTTCATCGACATGGAACAACTTTATCTGGACAGAGCATGGCTCATGCGGATGGCTAAACGCGAGGAAGAAGCGAATTGTGACTTCACCGCGGGGACTTACGGACCCTCGGCCATGGCCGCCGATGCGCCACGGACGCATGTGCTCCAAGTGGCGGTGTTGGAATATGAACGGAAATGCAAGCGTATTCTGGCTCGTTGTCAAGATGGTGACCACCCTGATGAATTGGCCGAGGATATCGCACTGATCCTTGGGGTGAAGCTCGTAATGAATGAATGACGCATGTTGTTTGGAGCCAAGTGGCTGAGGCAGAAGGCTGTGAACCTTCGCTGCGAAAGCGGCATAGTGGGTCCGAATCCCATCAAATAACCCAATCCTAAATATGCGTATGATCCATTTTACCACGTTCTTAGCGGAAGAATACCAGATGCGGCTCATCCAGCAGAAGGATGCCGCGGATCTGTTAGCGAAAAACCACTATTTGGGACGAATGCCTCGCGCGGTGATGCTTGTGGCGGCCGTCTTTGAGGATGCGAATCCGAGTCCCGTCGCCGCGATTTTCTTCAGTCACCCCGCGTCAAAGTGGTCGGTGCCGGTGTTGGAACTGACGCGCCTGGTGCGCAGTCCCGAATGTAAGATGTCCTTGACGCAATTGGTGTCGTTTGGATGTAAGCAGTTGAAGCAGGACAAGAACCTGCCGCAGCTACTCATTTCCTACGCGGACCCCGAAGCAGGACACCATGGTGGGATCTACCAGGCGTCGTCGTGGAACTTCCATGAGAAGCGCAAGACGTATGTGGACGGTGCGTATGTGAACGGAGAGTTTGTGCCCTGGCGGACGTTGAAACACCGCTATGGATTTTCGTCGCCAAACTCCGTCCAGAAGCTCCATCCTGAACTGAATATCGAGACGCACAAAGCGGAGGGGAAATACCTCTACTGGCGTGCGCTGGATGGACGAGCGGAACAAGACGCCAAGAAGGTCGGATTAGAGAAGAATCCCTATCCGAAACCTGGCGAGGTATAACGGAAAAAGACCGGTTGGTCGAGGGTGGCGCTTGCTAAGCGTTCTGGGTCTAACAAGGCTTCACAGGTTCGAATCCTGTTTTTTCCGCCACGATAGAAGGTGAATATGTTCGGTGAGAAGTGGGATGTTCGGTTCTTGCAGATGGCACGGCTCGTGTCCACCTGGAGCAAGGACCCGAGCACTCAGACGGGTGCCGTCATTGTGAGCCCAGAGAAGCGCGTTATCTCCGTTGGCTTTAATGGATTTCCGTCGGCGATGCCAGATGAACGAGCGCACTACGCGAACCGCGAGGAAAAGTATTCGCGGATTGTGCATTGTGAAATGAATGCGTTGATCTTGGCGCCTGGTCGAATTCCGTGGAACTCGGTGTTGTATACGTACCCCTTCATGTCTTGTGACCGATGCGCGGTGCACATGATTCAGGTAGGGATTCATAACTATGTGTATCCTGCACTGACGCCCGAGCATGAAGCTCGATGGGGTGCCGCAATGACCAAGACGCACCAGTATTTTACTGAGTGTGGCTGCCGATGCACCGAATACGCTTTAGACTTACTGTAAACTGGTCGCGAGTTTGTTGGATTACCATCGTGGCAAGCCTCATACTCAACCAAGGAATGTGCACCATGATTCATGACAAATTTTTCCAGCACCCGTGCAACCCCATCACGCTCGCTAACTGCGAGCCATAAGAGCACTTGACCTCACCCGTCAAGTGTGCAACACTTGTTGGGGAATGGGGTCAATGTAACCTCGCCGCTTTGGAAGCGGTTGGATGTCGGTTCAAGTCCGACTTCCCCAAGACTATATCGAGAATTGGTGAAGTGGTATCACATCTGCTTTGGGAGCCTAGGTCGTCAGTTCGATTCTGACATTCTCGACCATAACGCACGTCACAGGAGAACATGATGAATAGTGAGATTGAAAAGGATAACGGATATACCATTACGTATCCTGATGGGCAAGACCCTGCGGTGCCGAATTTCGCTATCGAGACGACGCCCGATCATGATTATACCATCATTGATACGGATGGGACCAAGATCGATCCGACGCAACCGCAGACCGCACCGACCGCGCACCAGACGATGGAAAATGCGCAGAAGCGGCTCCATGCGTTGCAGCAAATTCGCGAAATGATTCGTCGCGGCAAGCGGGCGCGAATGCTCGCGGAGCATAAGCGGAAGCAGAAGCCAAAGAATCGTGCCAAGGCGAAGAGCGCCGCGGCCTCACGAAAACGTAATCGATGATACAAGGATTCTCAATAGCGTGCTTGATTTTTTTGAGCTACACTATTGTTGCGGTAAACACGATTGCGATTTCGAAACGGAACTATCTCCCGACCATTATCAGTTCAACATTGTTCATGGTCGTGAACTTCTTTCTCATTCAACATATCGCCGAAGCGAAAACGCTGAGTGAGTTCGTGGGATACTGTATCGGGGGCGTCACGGGCGATGTCTGTGGCATCTGGGTGAGTACGAAACTGAAGATCGGATGAACGTCATGTGGGCCTGTGAAGGAAACTGGCAAACCTGTCTGACTTAGAATCAGGCGATTTTGTGGGTTCGAAGCCCACCGGGCCTACCATTTTGACAACACTTGTTGCGGGGAATGCTGGTGCAATGAAGCTCTCATAAGGCTTCTACGGCGAGTTCGATTCTCGTCCCCGCTACCACAACGGCCGAGTGACGGGAACTGGCATACCTCGCTGCCTTAAAAGTGGCGGATTGTGGGTTCGAAGCCCACCTTGGCCACTATTTTGGGTCGTGTAAATAATCATGAGGTGATGTATGTATTCTATAGCAACACGAGTGAGTGATTGGGTCCGCGAGTATAAGCCACTCACGTCCTACGCAGTAGTATTTGTCTTAGGAATTCTTGCGCATGGCGGCGCTGTAGGTCTCTGGAACCATTACCATCCATTCACCCCACAAGTCATTACCAAGACACTGGAACATACGACGACGGTGTTGGTCCCAGGTCCGATCACGACCACGACCGTAGACAAGCTCGTCTACATCAAGGACAAGACCGAAGCGAAGGCGCTGCTGCAAGAAAACGCGAAGCTGCACGTCAAGGTGAATGAACTGACCGAAACGCTCGCGTCCGCGACATCGCATGGTGGTGGACCCGTGGAACCCACCATTGTGACGGTGACTCAAGATGTCCCGACACCCGTGCATTTCAAGGATTGGCGGTTGAACTTCACGAGCGATGGGAAGGTCGCCGCGTATGACCTGACCCAGAAATTTGAGGTCATCAGCACGACGGGGCGCGACAAAGCAGGGAAACCGCTTGCATTGGTCAAGTTGTTTGAGGTGGGACCAGGGACCAAGAAAACGTTGATTCCGTCAGAAACAACTGCGGTCCTGACCGATGATACGCTTCCAAGCTGGCATGTGAGTCCCGCTATTATAGCGGGATTTATAGCGGGATACGACGTAGCAGGGCCCGTGCATTCTACAGCGAAGGGTGGTCTGGTGGGTGTGCAATGGTTGAAGCGAGGTCGGACCAGTTCCGCAGAGGATAGCGTGCTCGCACTCGCGACCCCTGTGTACATGATTAGCGCGACTCCACAAATCGGCGTGCTTCCATTCTCGGTTAACCTGGGACATATCAAGCATCAGCCGTTGAAGGACCTGTGGCTTTCACCGTATGTGGGAGCAGGGTTCTCGTCCTTTACGACAATACGTACCGTGGGGGTCGCGATCACCGCGACATTCTAGGATGGGGCAATTCGGAAGCAAGGGCGGACTCAAACGGTTGGCGCCCCTCAAGTCTACGGCGGGGTCTTCTAATGGCCTAGGAAACCTGACTTTCAATCAGGATAATATCGGTTCGAATCCGTTTCCCGCTACCAAAAAAACGGGAGTGCCCGAAAGCACTCCCGTGGTAAACCGACAGCGTGATTAGACGCTGGCGGGATCAGCGTTGAACTCGTGCGTGACGACTTCAATGATGAGCGTGTTGTTTGCGTTGCCACCAGTCAAATCTGTCTGACCGGTGTTGATGAGCGCCACGGCGATACCCTGACCGATGATGCTGGTTGCGTTCGTGGAGATGATGTTGACCACTGGACCACCGACAATGGCGAACGAGACGTTCGCGCCGATAGCGACGTGGAAGTCTGCGGAGTTCGCGCAGACGGGACCCGAGGTGTTGCCGTAGAAGAACTCCAAGAGTGTAACGGACCCGTTGGCCGTATACGTCCCCGCGGCGACGTTTGCAAAGGCGCCGACGGAAACGACCTGGTAGTAATTCTTTGCGTTATCGGGTGCGGGAACGAGAGCGATGGGCACAGTGTTGAGGGTGAGAACCTGTGCGTGGGGGACGACGAAACGCCACCGCTTGAGACCGACATTTTCATGCTTGAGTGCTGCTGCCATAGTTGGATACTCCTAAGTCACAGTTAGTGGCATAATTCAACTCTATTTAGCAGATCGGTATGTGGCACTATCTTTTAGTGGCAGGAAACTTGGTTCTCAACCAAAGAACACGGGTTCGATTCCCGTTAGTGCTACCATTGGAACGGGTTAGAGTTTTTGGGATGCAGTTAGCTAGGGTGGAAGTGATCATACTGCCCTCGCCGTATCGTTGGGCCCGACGTAGCATCTTGTTTCTGTGTCATGAACGGAAAACTATGGGCACAAATTTATCGGAGCGTGGCGTAACTGGCAGCCGCAGCGGTCTCAAAAGCCGTCGCCCTAAAAAGCGTGTGGGTTCGACTCCCTCCGCTCCGACCATAAGCAGAATAAATATGGCTGATAGACTTGAGGGTAATGACTGGATGGGCGGCGTCGTGTGTGTCGTGTGTTGGACGCTCCCTTGCGGATGCTCACGTCTTACGCGCGTACTTGAATGGATACAGAGGAAATTGGGTCATGTCATTACACAAAGGCATCGAGCGCGGCAAAGAGCACAGGCAGCCATACAGGCACGGCGCCTCCGTCTCGCGCGCGTGCAGGCACGGCGGCAATTGCCCGTGGTGCCAACAAAATCGGACGATACAGACGACGCGGATGCGGATTGCGCTCCGCGACCATTTGCGGGATTCGACTGGCACTGATGAGGAATAGTCTATGAGTCTTTGGTGGTGCACCAAGTGTAAGTGTTTGGTGGGTGGGTCTAATACGACCTGTACGTGTCCGACCTGCGGCGCGTGGCGTCCGTGCAGGTCGCGCGCCCGATCGGCTCTGCGCTCGGCTCTGCGCCGGCGCCGTGCTCGGCGGCACGTTTCGACGCTGCCGACTCCAAAAATCTGTTGGTGTCAAACGCTCTATCAATCGGGCATGTCACAATCGAGCCGGTGTTCGGCGTGCATTGCGAAAGAGTGGGCGGAACAGAAAGTGCGTATCACAGAACTCGAAGCAGAACTTGACAATTTGTATCGGCAGAGAGCATATGAACCAGATTAACCTTTGTTCGTTCGTCGGCTATCGCCCCTTCAGCAGCTATTGGTGGCGGGAACTCGGTCGCTATGTGGTCGTTGGATGGTGGCGAGACATTGCCACGTTCTATCGTCGTGGGCGGTATGGTTGGGCGCCACGCGATACCTGGAGCCTTGACTACTATCTGGCACAAGTGCTCGCGGGTACATTGACACACCTGAGTGAACATGGTCATGGGACACCTGGGACATATCCCTATCATCAGGCCATGGTCCTGACCGCGGACGGACCACGATTGTTCGATCCTCTAACGGACAACTACACGGATGTGATTTGCGACCACGAATTGTGGCGCGCGGATCAGGCGCGGTGGGCCAAAGCCTTTCAGGATATACTCAAGTCGTCTCACCAGGATGATGTCAACAAATGGCTGGACGAAGAAAAACGGGCGTATGACGCCGTGTCAAAGGCGCTACAGGAAATGTCCCCCTGGTTTGGATCGTTGTGGGACTAAGATGACGTGGACTATCCGACATTATGTGATTGTGCGAGAGGATCTTCCACCAGGGGTTGTCGCAGCACAAGTGGCGCACGCCGCGGGGATCTCCGCGCATCACAGCGATTGCAACCCCTCGGAGGCGTCTGTCGTGGTACTTGGGGCACGCAACACGCAACATATTCATGCGCTTGCGCGCCGATTCACGAATTGGGGTTTGTCGCATGTGCAAATTCATGAGCCCGATGCGCCGTGGAATGGCGCGTTGATGGCGATTGGATTGCCACCAACGAACCAACCGAATTTTTCATACTATTTTCAGGATTTAGAGTTGCTCTATGCGAAGGACAGGACTATGAGACGCAAACGTTCTACGAAAATTTAGCCAGTATGGTCTAACGGAAAAGGCGCGGAGTTTCTACCTCCGATGATGCGGGTTCGATTCCTGCTACTGGCACCATCCTCTTGTGGGTCTGTAGTTCAATGGTGAGAACCTCCGCCTTTTAAGCGGCCCAATGTCAGTTCGAATCTGACCAGACCTACCATCCTTCACATAGGCGTCTAAATATGAGCATGAAAACCTTCCGTGCGTATCTCGCGGAGCTTGGAACCGAGAAAGCGTTTCACCACTTGCCCGTCGATAGTCAAATTGGCTGCGACCCGTGGACCGTGCGGTGGGCGGAAGAACTGAACAAGGCGCAGCGTCGGATCTCCGCGCAGACGCCGCGCGTGCGCATTGACCCGCAATTGGTGACGCCGACACAATACGAAGTGGACACTCGGGCCATCGACGCGATTGCCAAGAACTGGCCTGAGGATGATTGGAAAAGCAAAGCAGATGACCCCATTGCGATCTATCGGAAAGCCGGTACCAATTACGTGATCGACGGACACCACAGACTGGCTACGGCGTTGAAGCTCGGAAAACAACCATTCGGCGTTATTATACCAGCACTATAAGCTACTGGACGCACAACACAATACCCTACTATGCCAACAGAATGTGCTTGTGTTCGCACGACAGAATGTGCTTGTGTTCGCACGACAGAATATGCTTGTGTTCGCACGACAGAATGTGCTTGTGTTCGCACGACAGAATGTGCTTGACATGGGCTGGCTGGTATGATATACTTGTAACATAAGTAGAGTTACACATGACGATTTTCACAACGACGCAATGCGTGTATACCGGTTGGACAGGGGTCCAGAAGGATACTGCTACGTAAACGTGAACTCGGCAAAGGAAGATTTTCAAAGGGCTGCCGAGGAAACTTGACAGCCCTTTTGTTTTGTGTTAGACTGTATGTGCTTCCATCGTATAGCGGTAGTATTCAACCTTGCCAAGGTTGGGGCGCGGGTCCGATTCCCGCTGGACGCACCAAGATTATGGTAAAGAAAATTTCGGCGCGAACGTGGTACGGGAATCCTGAGGCACCGCATGTGCTGATTGTGGACCCCGATCTCACGATTGACAAGTTCACTATGTCTCGCGGAGAATACGCCGCTGAGGCGAAAGAAGTCGTAGAATTTCTCAATGGCATCTTCTGTGGCGCTACACTCGCAGCGATTCGTAAGCGTCTGGAAGATCAAGGGTACTAACTGGCTGTGGCAGAGAGGTCTAATGCGGTGGGCTGCAAACCCATTTCTCGTTGGTTCAAATCCAACCGGTCAGTCCATTTATGAATGCAGAACGAAGTAACGGGCTAGATTAGGTTAGTGGCAGACTACACCCCTCGTAAGGTTGTGGCGGACGTTCGATTCGTCCATTTAGCTCCATAATCAATGTGCTGGTGTCGTATAGTGGCTATTATGTCCGCCTTCCAAGCGGTACGACGCGGGTCCGAGTCCCGCCACCCGCACCAAGAGAAGGAATTATGATGTGTTGGCATAAGTGGGAATTGATGCGGCTCAACGGAACAGTGTGGCGCTGCGTGCGTTGCAATCGCCGTCGGGCGCTCAAGGATATCAAGACGTGGCGCTTCGTCACGTTGCGCTGGTGGAACTATACGACCGTGCATGATTCGAGTGATTGAGCTATTGTCGTTCAGTGGAAGGATTCGCCCTTGGTAAGGGTGAGACACAGGTCCGATTCCTGTCCATAGCTCCAGATTTACGCTACTGTAGTATAGTGGTATTACGCTCCCTTTGTACGGCAGTAATGCGGGTTCGATTCCTGCCAGTAGCTCCAAGAAATGCGACAGCGGCACCGCCAACGTCGCATGTTCTCGCGGTGCGCACCTCCGTAGTGGGATGCTGCGCACCAACAGAACTAGGGTGCGCTCGGGTCACTACCCTGGGCGCACCCGATATTTAACGACGGAGAGAACGATATGGGAATGTTCGATTACGTGGCGTATGAGGCGCCGTGTAAGAAATGCGGGGCTCCCCTGACGAACTGGCAGTCAAAAGATGGCGACTGTGTGATGGAACGTATCTCGTTCCGCGACGTGCGCCATTTCTATACGTCCTGTAACACCTGCGGGACGTGGAACGAATATCGTGTCATTCCACCTGAGGGTGAATGGCGCGTGGAACTGGTATCGCAACAGCCGTGGGAAAAGCCCGATGAGTTATGAGTGGAGCGGCCACGATGTTCCGCAATGGTCAAGCGACGACGATTTTCTGGATGGAGAATACCCCACCGAATTGGCGCTGCATATCATTCGCGTATGGCCCGCAACGGACTATAAGAACCTGTTCGCGTTCATCGAAGAGATTTGGTGGATGGGTGCATGGGGATGGCACGATATCTCAGATACAGGGTTAGACCACATTCACATCAGCACCGGCGGATGGAGTGGGAATGAAGAAATCATCAGGGCGATGCGAGACAATCAGATGTTCTGGTCCTTGCATTGGTACCAAATTCGACGCGGCGGGCACTATCAATTTGAGCCGCCGCGGCAGTAATGTAGGTGATGCCTGAAATAACGGCTAACGAGACGGAACAGCAGTGCGAAAGCGGTGGTCTGTCTCTACCTACGATGCTCCTATCGTTCAACGGATAGGATACGGGTCTCCGAAGCCCACGATTGTGGTTCGATTCCACATGGGAGCACCAAGTTAGAGCACGTAAGTCGGCGCCGACGAGCCCGTAAGGGTTGCTCTTACCGCTAGGAGTCGCGGGTATCTCCTAGCACCTTTGGACTTATATTTCAATGGTTAGAATCGCCGGCTCTTAACCGGTCAATGGGGGTTCGACTCCCTCTAAGTCCACCATTTTTTCGAGTAGAGGCGACATGAGTAACACGCAGCAGACAGACAAAGAATATCGTTGTGAAAAACACAACCTCCCGATGATGCCAGGAAAGTATCGTTGGGAAGGGTTCCAAGGTTACATTTGTGAGAAATGCACCGAGGAAGCCTGGGTGAAGTTCTCTCGGTTGCGGGCGACGATGAAGGACTAACGACAGTGTGGCAACGTGGGACAGTAGCGACTCCGCCTGGCTGTAAACCAGGTACCCATGCGGTAAACAACGCAGGTGCAACTCCTGCCGGTGTCACCAAATTTTGTGCGGTGGTGGTAAACTGCGGCATCACTATTACGTAATAGGGTGCAGCGGTGAGACGAAAGTCTACGCCCCGCTCCAACACTCGATTAGCTGGAAGGTCTAGCATCAGAATGACACTCTGAAGGTAATGGTTCGATTCCATTATCGAGTACCATTAGGAAAAGAACATGACTGATATCTTGAATAGAAAAGCAGATTTGATCACGCACCACATCGAGGGTTTACCCAAGATCGAAGGTGAAGCGCACATGGGTGGGGGATATTTCAATATCCCACTGATTTCTCATGTGAAAGGCAATCTCTGGCAGGGCGGGTGTCTTGATGGAGCGAGTTTGGGCGGGATGTTCAAACATATCATCAGTCTCTATCCGTGGGAACGCTACAATCCAGGCGGCGACCTGGATAGTTTCACGGAAGTGCGACTCTTTGATTCGCATGGATTGCCTGACGCGGACCAGCTTTACTCGCTGGCGCGTTGGATCAACATCTGCAAGGCCACGGGGACGACGTTGGTGCATTGTCAAGCAGGACTGAATCGTTCGGGCCTGCTCGCGGGGCTGTCCCTGGTGCTCGACGGGATGACCCCGAAGGCGGCCATCAAGCTCCTGCGGACGGGCCGGTGCGCACAGGTACTCGTCAATCCGACGTTTGAAGCGTGGCTACTCAAGCAGAAGCGGCCGCGGAAAACGCGGAAGAAACTCACGGTGGATTAGCAAACTGGCATTGCGCTTGGTCTACACCCAAGTGAAACAGGTCCGATTCCTGTATCCACTACCATAGGGGTATCGTCTAACGGCTAAGACTCTGGTCTCCAAAACCAGTTATGTAGGTTCGAATCCTACTACCTCTGCCAATCTTACGGTTCCATCATTTAATGGTAGGACGCGCCCCTGTCACGGGCAGAACGAGGGTTCAATTCCCTCTGGAACCGCCATTTTTTCCTTGACGTGCGCGTGAGGCGCATGTTAGTCTATACGAGTGTTTGTTGCCGTGTCGTTCAATGGTAGGACGGAAGCCTTTGGAGCTTCTCATTGGGGTCCGATTCCCTGCGCGGTAGCCATTTCTGAAAGAAAACCATATTGCCTTTTCGTTTAGTGGTAAGACACTCGGCTCTGAACCGAGGAACGGGAGTTCGATTCTCTCCGAGGCAGCCAACTAAATAGACATGATGAAGTCCTTCCAACAATACCTTCGTGAGTTTCGCTTTGCCGACTTCCACCCGCGACCAGGTGAATGGAAGCATATTCCCGTCAACCAACTCCGTCGGTCGCAAAAAGAACCACCTATCAACATTGACACCGAATTGTTTGATTTGCTGGCCGCTTCCTATAGCTACGTCGGAGGACACATCGACTTCAAAAAGCCTTCCGATATTCCTGCCAACCACACAATTTGGTATGCCGTAGACGTTGACGGCGACAAAACGCCCGATGCCACGCTGATTGGTAAAGCCTCGTCGTATGGAACGAAATGGACGGGACTGGCCACGAATGGCACGCCCGCAGCGAAGTCGGCCTATCTCAGCATGTTCATTCAAGAGCTTCGGACCCAAGGTAACTACTGCGAGGTATCGGGCGCCATCGCACATGTGCTCCTGACACGCTACAATCTCCCCTACGTCGCAAACCAAGCCGAAGTGGAGCAGGTGCTTGGGAAGAAAGTCAAGTGGCTTGGAGAGCATCCTGAGAAGAAATACATCGGATACCACGGCTTCTACGAACGAGACCTTGGTGGGTCCGTCCATATGAAAATTCTCATGGGACGCCCTGCATAAGTAATACGCGAGATTAACATTCACTTTTGAGGATACTATGGCAAAACACACCAAGCACCACCCGCTAGTCGAAGCCGCCGCAGGCGTCACCCCCGTCGCTCCTGTCGCCGCCCCCGTCGCAGAAGTACCCAATACCCCGCCGATGGGTGGGACGGAACTCATTCTGGGTCACCTGAAAGCGCACTTCCCCGAATTGACTGACCAGGTGCAAATCATCATGTCGCGTCCGCTCAGTGCGCCGCTGGAAAACAAGCCACGTATTCTTTGGCTTCAAGATTTGCCGCAAGACCCACAATCCTCTCCTCTCAAAGACTCCTCATTCCGTTCGCATTTCAATGCCATCGTGTTTTGTTCACATTGGCAACAGCAAATGTATAACTACGTGCTTGGCATTCCATTCGCTCACGGGATCGTCATCAAGAATGCGGTCCCGTTGCTCGATGTGGAACTCCCGAAGCCACGTGGTGAGAAGCTGCAATTCATCTACACATCGACCCCGCACCGCGGTCTCGTCTTTCTGGCCGAAGCGGCGAAGCGCCTGGCAGAAATTCGTCAGGATTGGGAACTGCACGTCTATTCGTCCTTGAAAATTTACGGATGGAACTCGGAAGATACGAAGTTCGCGGAACTGTATGACGTGCTCCGTGCCAATCCCTGCGTGACGTATCATGGCTCGGTCCCGAATGCTGAGGTGCGCGAAGCGGTCAAGCAGGCGCATGTGTTCGTGTATCCGTCTGTGTATATGGAAACGTCGTGCATGGCGATTCAGGAAGCTCTCATGGCGGGATGTCTCGCAATCACCGACAACTTCGGTGCGTTGCCCGAGACGTGCGCGGAATGGGCCTGGATGTTCCAGTATGATGAGCGTCCCGAAGTCATGGTCCAGCGCACGCTGGCGTATATGACGCAGGCGCTCGATACGTATGACACCACCGATGTGCAGCGGACCCTGCTGCTACAGAGCGCCTACTATCAGCGGTTCTATTCGTTTGAAAGCCGGCTGGGCGCGTGGAAGCAGTTGCTCGACCATGTGATCACGCAAGGTGCGGCAGAACCCATGTTGGTGATCGACTAATGGGCGATGTAATAGAATTCCTACCGCGCGAAGCCTATGATGCGCGCCGGTGGGCGAAATTCGCAGACGAAGTGCAGGAGATTGAGCAGCAACCGCGGGCGAAGCCGGCCATGACGCAGCAGGAACTCTACACGCTGTTTTCAGAGTCTACGATGACCGTCTGTAGCAGCTTGATTGCGATGTACCAGACCACGGGGAAATGGACCACCGAATGTGATGTGCGTATGAAGCGAGTCGTGCAGGATCTTCTGCAACTCTGTCGGGTGCTTTCTGCAACATCCACACCCATACCGACACCGGTGCTGACACTCGTTGGACCACACTTTAAGGGAGATGGCCATGACAAGAACGCTGGGTGAGATTTTAGATACTGCTCGGAAGATGACCAAGCCGACGGAAAAGACGGAGTACCTGCGGCACCACTACACGCTCGGGCTCGGGTGGTTTCTGATGCTGGCGTTTAGCGATGTGAAGTGGCTGTTGCCCGAGGGGACGCCCCCATATCAAGCGGGTCGCGCGACAGCGGGATTGACCGCCTCACATTTGGTGCGTGAGCTTCGTCGCTTTTACATCTTTCTCGATGGCGGCAACCCAGGGTTGAAACAACTACGTCGGGAGATGATTTTCCGCGACTTGTTACAGACCTTGGACCCGACCGAAGTGGAACTGCTGCTCTCGGTCAAGGACAAGACGTTTGCTAAGGATTTCAAGTGCACCGAAGCGTTCGTTCGCAAGACGTTTCCTGGTTTGCTGGAATCTCCCTTCGACATTCATTTCATCAAGGAATAGTCATGTCGCATCCACAACAACAACAGATGAATGAGGAACTGGCGCGACGAGCGGCCCTTCAGGTTCGTGAAGAACTTCACTTGAAATACGTGCCTGTCTTTGTGTTTGGCAAAGCCGCGCAAGTGATTTGGGCGACTCTGTGTTTTCTGGTGACCCTGATCTTTTACGGGAGCGCCGAGAGTAACCTAAGTATACATGTGATAGGCAGTGTAAGTGCCGTGCTTTTTGTCATGGCTCTCGTCGGAACGCCCATTCGAATGCACCTTGACGCTCCGTCACGGCGACGTTTCGAAATGTGGCTGGAATCTCAGCGTGATACGGATTGATATGATGGAATTCCCAACGGAACCCTGCATGGAATATCGTCAAGAACCGGCCTCGGCGCACGGGTATGACAATGAACAGGACGAATACCTAGGTATGCGCCAACACATCCAAATGATGATGGAGAATTCGCAACCCGCAAATATCTGCGACATGTTGTTGATTCTCGCGAATATTTGTGATTACCGTGCCTTGGGTGCCGCATCGTCCCAGCCCGTGTCCGACTGGTATAAAAACATGTCGGCGATCTGCCGCGGATCGATGATCGCCCTTGAACGGCTGGAGCCATCTGCTCGGCCGAATATCAAACTCGAAAACCAGATGCTCTATTGGCCTGAGTTTGAAGTCTCCCACTAGACGCCAACACGTCACACAACGGACGCATGTTATGACCGAAACGACGCACACAGACCCCGTGGTGGCCTTAGGGGATCATGACCCCATGATGGGCGAGACAGAATGGAACGAAGTGCTCAAGCAGGTCGCCAAACTCCCGCACTATGGCGTGGTGCTCGAATATGGTACGGGCTGGTCCACAATCCACCTCGCTCGTAAGATGCATCTGACGCAGATATTGATCTCCGTGGAGCATGTGGAAAAATGGCACAAGGATATGCTTGGTGTCTTGGGGTATGACCACGACCATCAGGTGCCACTTGCGCTGACGCAACTGCAACTCGCGCCGTTGGCATCCTATTGTGGAGACATGCACAAATACGCGGAGCCGTCCGAGGAATGCGGTGCAGGATGCGCGCTCTATATTGGGGCGGCCGCGGTCGATAGCGATTGGCCGCGCGTGGGTCTCGTCCTAGTGGATGGGATCGCGCGGGGGCCCTGCTTGGCGTATATCCGTACCAAATTGAACCCAGGAACGACCGTCCTGCTCCACGACTATGCAGGACGCGAGACGTGGTATGACTGGGCGGTCTCGCTTTATGAGAAAGTGGAACAGGTCGAATCGCTGCTTGTTCTTCGTGTTCCGTTGGCTAAATAGCTGCATAGGAGCGACGGATTATGCCAAAGAACACAAAACACACCTTTACTATCAACGAAAACCTTCTCACCCTCTGTGAGATTGGAGATTCGGGACCGACTCGTATGCAGGTGCAAACGTTCTTTGACCAAGAACGGGCAGGCGGCGCGAGCGTCCAAGCGGCGATTCGAAATACGGAAAAGTCGCTCCGCATTTGGGACTTGCGCGTCAACTCAAGTGGTGATACCGTCGTCTACTATATTGACGAAGCGCATTTGCATGAATCCGCACCTGAAGGCTTTGTGGCATATCAAGATGGGATGTACCGCGGTTATGTGCGCAAGAAGGACGGCGCAGGGTTGCGCGATCTGCACCAATCAGGAGAATGTCCGAAAGACTGCGCGTATTGTCGGGGTGACAACAAAGTCTCCACACAATTCGCCAAGCATGAAGGGCAGAAAGCCCAAGCCGTGGCGAAACACTGGAAGTCAGGGAGATAACGATGCCGCATTATGATTATCGCTGTGTGAATGCTGAATGTGATTTTGTCGCGACCGATGTGCATTTGCCGATTGACGGACGCGACTTTCCGACGACGGAGCCGTGTCCGAAATGTCAGGGTGCGATTGAGCGCCTGATCGCGGGGCCGGGCGTCAGCTACACCGTCATCCCTAAGAAAGTCCCCGACACATTCAAAGACCTCCTTCGCAACATCAAGTCAAAACATCGCGGGAGCACGATAGACGTATGATCACCATCACGGCGACTAATGCGACGACCCTGCTACCGAGTGCTGTTCGTTATCAGCGAGATGGTAGCTGTCCCCACTGTGGGGCCGCCATCTATATCGACGGAGACATTCCTGGGTTGGATCGCGGACTACCCGTGCGACTACCGACACCGTTCTTTACGTGTGGTTGTCGTTGGCAAACCGCGCCGGCGCCGAGCGCGCCCGTATGGCCCGTATGGCCCGTATGGCCAACATGGCCTGATTCGAATTTACCCTATCCCTATCCTCAGCCGACATGGGGCACACCTGGCACCACGACGATCTGTAGCCAATAAGAACGCATGGCTGAATCAAAAATCGCACCAGGAGAATTGCTGAAGGGCACTCCGCTGCAAAACATCAAAGAATTGATTCGCAAACCCGATGATAAGTTTTGGGTCTTTGCCACGGATAGTTATGTCAGAGCAGTCCGAATGGGAATTGCGCGTGCGACGATTCATCGCAACTACAAAACGTATCTGGTGGATCTGGTGGATTACGTAGACAAGCATCCGAAGATCCCAAAGAAAACGCTGGAAACCATTTTTAGCGTGACGAACAAGTCCGTAGACGTGGCGGAAGTGACCAAGTATTTTGGAGAAATCATTGGCGCGTTATACATTGCGCGGTCGCAACGGGCCTCACATATTGTGTTTCCACAACGATCCAACTACGAACTCTTTGATTACTTCGTGCGCATTGGTGGGAAGCACCATGGCTATTCAGCGAAGGCGGAAGGTGGATC